GCAAAACAGAAGGACAAATGCCAGAAATGCCATGTATGATAAACAGGCAAATGCCATTTCGAGCGCCTTCACTGTCCGCCCTCCCCGTCGTGGATGGAGCCCTCCATATCCAAAAACTTCTGGCACATGGCCGCAGCCTGAATGGCCTCGCAGGCTGCGTTGATGGCGTTTTGTTTTAAGCATCTAATATCTTCATTGGCCGGAAGGTCACTTGTGATATTTCCCCAAGCACACTCCAAGAGTAGTTTCATCTTGCTTACCTCTTCTTCGGCCTCTTCTGCTTCTTCTTTTAGCACCGCCCACCCCTCATGCTGGCTGTGGAACTGCGGAAACCGCTCATTGGCGGCAGCCAGCTCAACGTCCACCAGTTGCCTGACGTTGGCTAATACAGCGTTCATTTCGCACCTCCGATGATTTCGTCCAGCTTAACGCACAGGCCGAGGGGCAGAGATGGGAACAAGTCACTGTTGATGTTTGCAATATGCCCGCCATGGTCGTTGCTCAGGGCAAGCGCACAAGCATTCATTCGAGCCAGATCGCTAGCTTCGGGGAACAGTTTTTTCGCCGCTTTTGCAAGTTCCACCTCCTGCTGCGTCCAGCGGGGCTTTCGGATGATGCGGTCGGGGTGGTTGATAATTACAGCCAAATCATCCTCATTGTAGCAAGGGTTCCAGAGATCTCCCGTCTTATAATATCGCTTCCCGTCTGCTCCAATCTTGAAGGCGCCTCTATTTACCTGATTTGCGCCGAAATCGTATGTAAATTCTTCGCCTACCTCAACACCCAGCACCTGCGCAATTCTTGGTTTATTCACTTGTTGTCCTCCTCCTTGATTTTCAGGTACTTTTCGATGGCTTCGTCTAGGTTGGCCTCCTTGTCACGTTCGATGCAAAACCGAATATATTCCTCGATAAACTTCATGTCATTTTCGGCACCCTTGATTTTCCCCTTCCAGCCGCAGGAGGGGCAGTAGAATGTATCTCCACGACCTCCGTTCCCGCAGTTTCCGCCGCAGTTAGGGCACTCAGCGTCCATAAATATCAGGCTACTCATGGTCGCCCTCCTTTCGCTGGCCTGCTTTGCAGAAAAACTCTGAATCGTCCGGACAATACATCCTCCAGAATTTGCAATAGTGCTGACCATCCACCTCCGAGTGGTTGTCGCACTCCCGGCATCTGACCACAGGCACGGCGTCGATGGTGGGCAGGCTATCAAATATACGCCGCATGACGGCTCCAGTCACCCTATCACCACTAAAGCACTCTCGTGCATTATCCGCATCAACTAGTCTCATGATCGGCCTCCTCCTCCTTTTCTTGCTCCCTCCGTAGTGCGGCTCTATATTTTTTAGGGCATTTGGTTGTATCTATCTTTTCAAACAACGCTCTTTCGACGTTCCATCCGTCATAAAGCCGTCGTCTTAATGCCTCTGGCGGTATGCCAATAAAATCCGCCCAAATATGTAGTGGCTTTTCAACATCTCCAACTTTAATGATGGTTGTGGTAGATTGATTATTGTTTTGTACTTTCTTTGTTGTCCAGCGACAATTCTCTGGAGAATATGGGCCATCGTTATCTATCCTATCGATTGTTAAGCCTTCCTGATATCCGTTTTTGAGCGCCCAATTTCTAAATGCTACAAAATCACTCCACTCTTCACAAACGGAAATGCCACGCCCTCCATAATGGTCATATCTTTTATCAGTTTTTCTATTGCACCTTGCCCGCATTGAACACCAAACTTCATATAATTTGGTGCCCGTTCCTCCATGCTTATACCGTCCATTTTCTTTTTTGCTTGGCATAAACTACCTTCTTTCTGAAAGTGCGGCCTCGGCAGCGTCGCGGGTCAAATAAACTTTGATCTCTTTTATCCTGTCGTGCCGTTTCTGGCAGATATCGCAATAAAAGCTATCCACGATGTACGCTTTTATTTTTCCGTCTTTGTCCGTCTGGGCCAGTTCGCGGAGGCGGTCAATGGGGCCGAGAGCACGATATTGCTCTAACTCTTGCTTGTCCAATCTTAGGCCGAAAACCTCACCCTTAAGTTGTTCAATTTCTCCTGGCTCCAAGCCAGTCTCCTCATAGGCTGCGAGGCGGTCAACGTGCGGACCGTAATCTTCTCTTCCTTCGGCATCGATAGCTACAAACCATTTTCCACCACCATGCCAATTGTCACACCAGTATGTCAGTCTATCCATGCTCACCCCTCCTCCGGCGGCCCATCAAAGGCCGTCCAGTATCTATTATACAGCTCCATTGCAAACGGCTTGATGTGCTTGCAGTACAGATATCCATCCCTGCACCCTTCTGCAATCTCCAGGCCGCCCCATTGGAGCTGGGCTATCCCTGTTCCCTCAATGTAGATTGCGGTCTCCTGGGTGATGGATTCCAGCTCTGCGCGGGTGTATTGGTGTCTCATGGCGATACCTCCGGCGGGCGGCTGGCAATTTCATTTGCCCTGTTGCAGATACTTTGCAAAGTGCTATTCTTGATTTTCCCGTGCGGTGACTCCCGCAGCTCCTCCATCGTCAGCGGCTCGTTCGGCTGGGCAGCTTCCGCCAGATTTTCCATTTCCGCAAATTTCTTTGAGTAGTCTGGTTTTTCCAGCGTATACCCAGCAGCAAAAATTTCCAGTAGTTGCTCCGCTGTAAAACCTGTTACGATCTGGAGCTTTGTGTACAGCTCGTCAAGCTCTCTCACTCGATTCACCCACTCGTTCGGCGGGGTGAGGGTGGGCGCAGTGCCTGTTCCGTTTCTTGCTCCGCAGCGGCGGCAGAAAATAAAATTTTCGCTGAACGTTTGCTCCCCGAAGTCCTCTCGGAACTCATGATAATCGTGGCAATTCGGGCAGATATATTGAGTTGTACCCTTTTCTGTTTCTCTACGTATCCATCCCATCCGTTTTCTCCTTCCCGTAGGGCAACCACCTACTGTCCCACTCTTTTATCGCTCCAAGTTTTGTGAGCTTCCAGGCCGAACCAGGTATAGTTGATTTATCGCAGTGGGAGCAAAAAACGGAGAATCGCAGTCTCCACCGTCCAACCCGTCTGACTTTGGCCTCTCCTCCACAATACGGGCAAGGTTTAATCGCCCTTACCATCGTTCAGCTCCTCCCATCTCTCCATCACCATCTCCACGGCCTCGTCCGTCATGGGCGCGCCGCAGATAGGGCAAAATGGTGTTCTACTCCAAAAATAGCTTATTGGATACCCACACTTTGAGCATTTACACATTTGCTCCACCTCTTTGTTGGTGTTTATCCATTCTCCCCGCACCCGCTCCACCTGCTCACGGCTGACGGGGCGGAGGGCGGAAAGGGCGAGGTTAAGAGCTGCAATTCGTCTTTCTGCATTTTTAACTCCATCAGCCATTTGGTGTGACACCAAAAACGTGCTTGGGTTATCTCTCATAACCTCATTCTGTCGCTTGCTTTCCGCCAAAATGTCAATCGCTTCTTCCCGCGTCATGGCTTGACCTCCAATCTCTGCAATTCCTCCGCGCTCAGAATCGGCGCGCGGGCGTTCCAGGCGAGGCGAAGCAGGGCTAATTTAATATCATCCAACACATATACCTCCCCATTGTTGGGCCATCGCCTTTGCCAAGCCCGGAAAGGTCTTGGCCCTGTTTTTCTGCCGGCCTTTGCCGCCTTTCATAAACCATGTACCAGCTTCATGGCATCCGCACTCCGGGTCTACGATGTCTGTCGGTTCCAAAAGCGGCAAACCTTTTAACCACAGTCTTGTTTTCTTCTGGGCGGGATGCCCGAACATCCAGGGCTGCACCTCCTGGCTGTGCGGCGGCATTTCATAAATTCTGCTTGATACTGGATTTTCAACACAGATTTTCGGGCAGTCCGCGTCCAGAAATTTCAGAAAAAACTCCTTTGCCTCCAAACCTTTCTGGTATCGCTCCTGATTGAGGATGCCGCCGCGAAACAGGTGCTTAGCACCAGCGTTTGACAAGTATGTACAGGGCGGAAACGCCAGAATCATATCCCACTGTATTTTCAGTAACTCCAGCGCGTCACATCTCAGATGCCACTCCGGATGCCCCCCGCTGCACGGCTCAATGTCGCAGCTGTACGCATCATGCCCCAACGCCCGGAACGCTTTGCAGACTTCCTGCGACTCCTCACAGGCCACCAACACCCTCATAGCTTAGCCGCCTCGTGATCACCCAGCAGGGCGCGCGTCTTATCGTCCATTGTTCGGGTCCTCCTTTATCATCGGCCATTGAGAAATGCCATTCTGGCTTGCGGAGACTTACTGTTTGATGGTAGGTTATTCCGAACCCTCCATGCGGCGATTGGATTTTTTGATAAGCCAAAGTGCTTCCCAATCTTGATATCGCTCATGCCCTTCCGGTACAGTTGCATACAGACCGCTTCGTCAAATACGGCCTTTGGCCTCCCGTTTGGATTCGGCGGGGTGCGTTGAACTGTCTTTTTCTCTGTGCAGCGTGCGCCCGACGGGCAGATCAAAGAGCGGGCATGCCCGGTATAGCCTATGTAGTCGCAGCAGTACAGCCCGGCGGTGATATAGCACCTGTAGATGCAGTTAGCACAGTGCTTGTCCATGCCCTACACCTCCACCACATGGATTCCGCGCCCGGCCATGAGCTTTTTCTTTAGCTCATATTCCTTGGTTCGGAAGCCCTTCACATCTTCCACCACAGGCAGCCAGTGGACGGCGCCCGTGCAATCCGGCTCTGTAGGCCGCTCATATGAAAAGTCGGCCCGGTACTTGATGGCCCGAACACGCTCGCCCAGCGGTGTCGTGAACGCCTCCTGGAGTGTGAACTCCGGCTGGAGCTTCAAATCTCTGATTTCTCCGGCACACAGCATGAGCATGAGTTGGTCATACCGTGCAGCCTCTTTCTGGCTGTCGAAGGTGATGCCATTTCGCACGGCCTTCTTGTTTCCGTATTTATTCGCCATAGCCAAGCGCCTCCAGCGCCCAGTTCAGGGCCTCCACAATCTGGCTGTACACCTGGGCCAGCTCTGATCCGGTCTCCATAATGGCGCGATGCTTGTCTCTCAAGGCGGTCAGAACCTCCGCCGCCTTTTTGTCTGTCACTGATATCACCTCGCTGGTATAATCCGCCCCACCGCTCGGTAGAACGCCGCGTCACATGTTCCGGTACTGGCGTGCCGGTTTTTCGCCAAAATAATTTGCATATAGTCGGGCTCCCACGGGTCGGGCCGCT